TCGTTCTATATTCTGAATTTATTGAAGTTCGTTCGTTACCAAGTGTACCTGTTGTTGGTAATGATGTTTCTCTTAAATTGATTGTTACTGTTACTTCACTCGGATAGTATTTTTTGTCAGCACCCGATGAAAAAAATACCATTTTATTCTGTGACCCATAATCAACTGCCACGTTTTCAATTACGCAAAATTCACTAGTAAACAATTCTGTTAATGAAGTATCACCTGTAGCATTCTTTTGGAGTAATAATTTGAATTTACAAGTGTCTGGATACCCAAGACTAAATGCAGAATCTAATCCACCACCAATTAAATTTCCGCCAACCAAGAAGGCAATATCACCACCTTGAATTTTAGCATCCGCTTTAATTTGTGCAATTTGTTCTGGAGTTTTTTCTCTCAAATCTGGAACTGAATCGTCTCCTGCGCCCTCAAAAACATCACCTGTAACTATTCCACCTCTAGGTGAAGATGCAAATCTAAACATATTTACAATATCTATCATTTTTTCTGCTTCTGAAAGACTTGTTGGTCTCATTGTAAATGGCAATGTAAATCTTCTAAATGTTGGACCTTGATATATCAATTGTTGAAAATTATTTAAGAATCTTTTTGTGATGAATTCATATTGAGATTTTCCTCCCAATCCAGCTGACTGTATAAAACCTTGTGCGCCAGATGCGGCAAATTTAACCTGCTTTAATATGGCTTCTAATGTTGCATTGCCAGTAGTCTTCAATGCGCTAAAAACACTATCACTTGGATTTGCATCTGGCGCACCAAATATGTTCTGACTCTCTGAATATCCATTACTTAACGTTGTGTTAAACGTTCCGCCCATGCGTATAAATATGATTGCCGCCTCAGATTTGACGCTTGCGAATGCATCAAAGAATTCGAAGCGAGCCATTGGTGTCACAAAATCCTTATGTGAATCTTGTGCACCAAAAATTAAATTTCCTGAAGTGACAGGATATCCTGAAACACCTTGATTTATTCTGAACGGATACTGGTCTGCCACTTTTTATTCCTTTTATGAAAACTCATTATCCTATTTATGTCGTACAAAGGTAAATTTAAACCTAAAAACTATCAAAAGTACAAAGGTAACCCAACTAATATTGTTTATCGTAGTTTACTTGAACGTAGATTTATGGTATACTGTGATGAGACTGCATCTATTTTAGAGTGGTCTTCTGAAGAAGTTGTTGTGCCTTATGTGTCTCCTGTTGATAATCGTTATCATCGATATTTTGTTGATTTCTGGATGAAATACAAAGATAGAAACGGTGATATCAAATCTGTGCTGATTGAAGTCAAGCCAGACATACAAACACGTCCTCCTGTTAGAAAAAATACACCCAATGGTAAACCAACTAGAAGATTTATCAATGAAGTGATGACATGGGGTGTGAATCAAGCAAAATGGGAAGCCGCAACAAAGTACTCAATTGAAAGAAATTGGGAATTTAAAATCATAACCGACAAAGATTTGAGATAAATAGAAGTATGGCTATATTCGATAACATATTAATCAAAGGCGCACAACAAGGTGTTATTCCCGCAAAATCAAAAGATGCGAGGGAATGGTACAGATCGGCTGCCGGAAAACTAACTGGAAATATATCTCCAAGTACATTTGAAAAACGTACAGATGAAGCACGTAAAGTTTCAAGTATGGAATTTGGGTATATGTATGCGTTTAAATACGATCCAAAGCATAAGGCTGACTTACCATACTACGATACATTTCCTTTGATATTTCCAGTAAAGATGGAATCAGATGGATTTTTAGGAATCAACTTTCATTATTTGCCTCCTGTTCTACGTGCTAAATTGATGGACGCTTTATACTCAACATTGACAAATAAACAGTATGATGATAGCACAAAAGTTAGAATTTCATATTCTATTCTACAAGGTGCATCTAAGTATAGATATTTTAAACCAACTCTTAAGAAATACTTAAGAACTCATGTTCGTTCTCAATTTTTAGAGATACAAGTAAAAGAGTGGGACATTGCATTGTTTTTACCAACCGAGTCATTCAGAAAAGCAGACACTGGTCGTGTTTGGGAAGAATCACGTAAGAAATTAGGAAGAACATAAATGATAGCAACAGCACTAACAACTTTTCCAGACGTAAATGTCAAAGACACCCGAATAGCAAAACCAAGTTTTTCTATCAGCGCATTAAGATCCGCTGTGGGTGTGATTGCACGTCCTAATATGTTTAACTGTGTGCTTACTGGAGCCCAAGTTTTTAATAATAAAATGCCTAACTTTTCATACAGATGTGAAAAGGCTGAGTTTCCGGGAAGAACAATTGCAACGACTGACGATACATTTGCAGGTCCAACAATGAAACTTCCATATGATATGACATATAACGATATTACGCTATCTGTCATTTGTTCTGAAGACATGAAAGAACGTACATTTTTTGAAACGTGGATGGACTATATTGTTAAACCCGCAACGTCACCGGATGCAGGAACAATAGCATATCATTCAGATTATGCGAGAGGACTTAAATTGGAAATCGATCAATTATCTTCCGCCACAGGCAACGCCATTTGTACATATATGTGCTATGATGTATATCCTATAGCAATAACACCAATGAATGCTACGTGGGATGAAGTAAATACGTATCAACGTTTTGGAGTAACTTTAACATATAGATATCATACATTTGAGAAATATTGATATTTTATAATTTTTTAATATAACTGGAGAAATACTATGGCATTACCTAAATTTAATAACCCAATTTTTGAATTGACTTTACCATCTACTGGCCAAGCAGTCAAATACAGACCATTCTTAGTGAAAGAACAAAAAATTCTTTTGCTTGCATTGGAAGGCAACGATCAGAAAGACGTTTTAACTGCAATCAAACAGATTGTAGGAAACTGTGCTATCGATGAAGTCGATCCAAGTAAAATTGCACTATTCGATTTAGAATATTTCTTTATGCGTCTTAGAGCAAAATCAATCGGAGAAACAATCGATTTAAGATTGCGTCATCCGACAGGAAAGAATTCAGACAATGAAGAGTGCGAACACATGACACCAACCACATTAGCTTTATTAGAAGTTGAAGTGCAAAAAACTGACGAACACACAGATAAAATTATTCTAGATGAAGAAACTGGTATTGGTATTAAACTTAAATATCCAAACGTAGACATGGCTATTGCATCTGCTAAAACAGTTGAAGGTAAAAATCAGATGGATGTTGCTACTGACGCAATTATCAACAGCATTGAATATATCTTCGATAAAGAAACAGTATATAAAAAAGAAGATTCAACTAAAAAAGAACTGATTGAGTTTATTGAAAATCTATCTCAAGATCAGTATGTTAAACTTACAAAATTCTTTGAATCTATGCCAAAATTAAAACACAAAGTCGAATGGACATGTGGTAAATGTGGATGCAAAGATGAAATAACATTGGAGGGCTTGTCAAATTTTTTCGGCTTCTGATGGGATCTGAAAATTTAGCAAATTACTATAAAACCAATTTTGCTCTAATGCAACATCATAAATATGATTTGGAAATGTTAGAGAATTTGATTCCATTTGAACGTGAATTGTATATTATGCTATTGTCTCAGCACATTGAGGAACAAAATCAGCAACAGCAATTACAGGCACAACAAAGAGGAAGAAGATAAATGGCTACGCAAAAAGAATACGAAAAGCTGAGTGATAGCGACAAGAAAAAAGAAGATTGGATGAACGCTAAGTGGCGTCCGATGATGGGTTGGATTTATATGCTAACCTGTGTGACTGACTTCATTATCTTTCCTATTCTTTGGGCTATGTTACAAGCCGCATTGAAACAACCTGTGTCAGCATGGCAACCCATCACCTTGCAAGGTGCAGGATTATTTCATCTTTCTATGGGCGCTATTATTGGTGTTGCGGCTTTCGGACGTACACAAGAAAAACTAGCAGGAGCAAACAATGGCGGTATGCAACCTATGGAACAAAGCGTCACAACAAGATATGGATCTCCGTCGGCAGGCGGATTTGGAGCATCCAACAGTTATGGTTCAACGTCAACATCAAATAGCTTTGGTAGCAATTCAAGTTTTGGAGCATCAACGTCTAGCTTCGACACACCATCAAAACCAGCAACTGGAAAGGCAGCCAAATTTGCTGACCCAAATCCAGACTCTGTATTCGACAGAGGGTAATTAACATATGGCAACATTAGGCAATTATAGTGCCGCCCTTGGCGGAATGGCTAAAGACGCTGTTGTGGGTGGTGCTAAAAGTTTGGTTACCGGGCTAAAGGGTGCAATAATAAGTGAGGCTCCAGGCCTTGCTGGTGCATATGCATTCGGCAAAGACTTAAGTAAACGTGCTAACTCTCAAAGTTCATCACCAAAAATGGCTGGAGGAAACACACCGCTAACATTCCCATCCCAATCATCGTCTGGCGTGTCATCGCCTTTAGGTGGACTATCCCAAGCAGTATCTCTTGTTGCTGGACAAAACAAATCAAATGTTATTAATCTTGAACAAGTTCGTCAGTTGAAACAGTTAAATGATAGTGTTATCAATCAATCAAAACTTATTTCATTTGGAGTTGAAGACACCAAACGAAAAAATATATTTGCAGAAGAAGTTGCAAATGAACAAGCAATTCGTGATGATAAGTTATTAGATGCAATTAATAAGTTAAGTGATAAATTTGATGCCGCTAGTTTTGGTGGAAAAAATAAAGCCGACGGAGAAGGCGGTGGGGGTTTAGTTGGAGCCGCTGGCTCAGTTGCGGCCGCAGTTGCTGGAGGATTTTTAAAAGATGGACTTAAGTGGATAGGTACTTCTATTGTTGGTGCTATAGCCGCTGGATGGTTATTTTTTAAAAGACAGATTGCGGCATTTGCATTAACAGCCGCATTGCGGTTTGGTGGTGGCGCCGCTTTGGGTGGAGCAGTTGCCAGTGCTGGCGCAAGATCCGCAATAATGGGAACTCTCGGTACTGTTATTCCTATGGTGCTTCGTTTCTTAACTGGTCCTATTGGATTGGGTATAATGGCAGCGGCTGGCATAGGCGCTTACCTTTATTCAAAACGTGATCCCGAAAAAGCGGCGGCCGCAAGTGCAAATTCTGCATTAAAAAAATTAAAAAATCAACCACCAGAAACTGAAGGTCAATTCAGTAAAGTCAAAATCACGCAAGATGAAGCAAAAGTATTATTAGAACAAAGAGCAGAGAGAGAAAAAGTAGCGGCGGCCGCCGAAGCCAAAGCCGATGAGATAGAAAAATCTGCTACGGCAACAAAGCAACAAAAAGAAACTGCTAGAAAATTCGCAGAAGGCAGAAGAGAAGCTGTTGATTATGATATCAAACCGTATGGAGGGCTTAGCAGGGTCCAAAGAGTTGCCGCAGGCGAACCAGATCCTGGTGGCGCAATAAACTCTGGCAAATTTTTAGACAAAGTAAGGAGTGCTGAATCTGGAGGTAGAAATATTCCAAATCCTCTTGGGGGTACTGCTGGAGGTGTGTATCAGATTACGGATTCAACATGGACCGGCAATGTTCAAAAAATGATTGATTCTGGTGATAAAAGATTCACTAAAGCCGATCTTGATCCAAATATGAAATATAATGAAGCTAAAGCGAGAATGGTTGCTGAATATATTACAGAGCAAAATAGAGTTGGATTAAAAAATGCGTTAGGTAAAGACCCCACAGAAACAGACCTATACATGGCATACTTTTTGGGTATGGGTGGTAATAATTCTGGTGCGATTAAATTCCTAAAGGAAATGGAGAAAGACCCAGCGCAACTCGCATGGAAACTTTCAAGCACTAGCGCCGATAGCGATATAATTAATAACAATGCTGAAATTTTCTTTGACAAGGTATCTAGAGATCCAAAAACTAAAAAAGTTTTAAGTAAAGAAGGTCCACGTTCAGTCAAAGCAGTTTATGAGTTGATGAATAAGAAAATCTCTGGCGCCGGCGGAGGAAATGCGGCGGTCGTAGCCAGCAAAGCAAAGCCAGCGGCACCGGCGGCCGTTACAGCTAAACCGCCACCAGGAACTAAAGCAGAAATAGACAATAGTTCTGTTACTGGTTTTTATAAAGATGCAGTTAAATTTGAAGATTTAAAAGATTCACCCCCAATAGAACCTCTGCCGGTCATCGCCAAACTTGGCGGCGGTGGATTTGGCGGCGCTGGCGGAGACAATGATAGTCTATATACACTCAGTTCCAAAGGGTCTGGCAGTCCAGGAATTAAAGCCCCGACAAAAGTTATTGACGATGCCAATTTAGCAGTATCTAAAGCACTTACAAGAGGTTTGGGTATTGACCCAAAAAGTGGTGCTCTCTTACCAGCTAAAAAAGCCGAAGAAGTCGCCACTCAAACAAAAGTACTTAAGCCTTTATTTAAATCGAATACTGATATCATTAGAGATGCGAATACACAATTTATAAAATCATTTAGAGCAACTGCAACAAATGCGTTTACTCAAATATTAACAAAGACTTTATTTCCTAAAGGCGTTGGTGTTGATCGTTCTGTAGCAGGCCGTGATGATATGTATCGTGGCCAACAATTGCAAAAGATTTTTGGTACTGATGCTAAAATTAATTCAATGGCCAGCAAGTTATTGGGCAAGCAATATGGTCCAATGTTTGCTCCGATGTTCAATCAACTTGCACAAGGATACTTAGAAGTTGGTTCAAGAATAGCAGGCAAAGCAATCTTCCAAGGTATTGGAGGATTAGGCGCAGAAGAAACCCAAGGTATCACAGGACAAGTTCTTGGGAACCTTGCCGCAGGAAATAAAAAGTTAGCACTTGAACAATTGTTATATGGCGCATCTGGAGGAAAAGAAAGTGGTATTGCTCTTGGTGCAGAAACTATGTTTGCTAAGTATGGTTTCAAGAATCCAATGGAGGGGATTTCATACTTTGCTAATGTTTTAGGTGAGGCTGCCACTAGCCCACTTAATTCGATGATGAATAATAATCCTCAAGCATCTGTGGTTTTTGATCCTAGATTGGGATACAATGTATATCAAGACGGACCAAACCGTGGTCAAAGAGCAGGACCACAAGCAGGCCAAGCATATGGGCAGAACTTTGGTGGAGGACAACTATTCAGTCCTGGTCTGAATAACTATGGTGTTCAGCCAAATCCATATGGAACTACAGCGATGGCAGGCGCTCCTGGAAGTTACATAACGAATGGTACTGGAGTTGCCGGAAAACTTCCAACTCAAGCAGAGTTCTTTGGCCAGACCCAACAACAGTTTGCTAATAACTCTAAAGAAACCCTTGCTCTTCAACAAGCACAACTAGATTTGACTAAAGCGAATAATATCGAACAAGCTAGAAAAGATGCAGAGAAAATCAAGCAGGCCGCAGAATTATCAAATAAACAAATACAGGTATCGATTGATGCGTCTAGAGATGCATCGGTAATCGCTGAACTACAAGCACAACAAGCCTCTAACCTAACCCAAGCACAAACTTCGGCTGATGCACTAATCACTAAAGCACAAACTGGAGAATTAATTTCTGGACTTGGAGGGCGTGCAGGAAGTGGAACTGCAATAGAGCAGAAAGATGCTAATGGT